TTTGGCGTAGCTGTATTGCTTATGTAGATATCGACACAGATGAGCCCATACCTGCCCCTACTAATAGAGGCCAACCTCTAAATGAAGCAGAGTTGATTTTGCGTAAGAGTTATTGCAATAGGATGCAGGAGCTTAACCGCTAGGTGTGGAGGGATATTATGCTAGAAGACACAGACACACTGCTGACTTTAGACGACACACCCAAGGAAGTAGCCATAGCTGGTGCTGTCGTACCCTATCCGAGGTCTAGCGATAAGGCTAAGTATCTTGGCTATCTAGCCTGTGGACTATCAGTCCGAGAAGCTCTTAAGATGATAGGCAAGAGCAAGCAGTGGCTTTCCAACTGCCGCCACCTGTATGAAGGTCATGAGCAGTTCTCAGAGCTGGAAGAGAGGATTCCAGAATTCAGGAGAGAGCTGTCTAAGGAGTATGTGGAGATAGAGTTCTTCCGCAACTTCCGCCTAGCGCTAGAAAAAGACTACCGCATATTGCAGAAAAGCCTCAACAGTGAATTCCTTACCAAGCAAGACCATGATTATCTGATTAAGCTCAGGTCTCAGTATACTCCTCAGCAGCTATCTATACTGGAAGCCATAGTTAATAGTAGCGAGGACGGCTTCAACTTTGCCCGCTGGGTTAGTGAGAATCCTGAGATAATTCAAATGTCAAGAACTGACACTGTAACCGTAGCAAAGAGGGTAGATGGCTAGGCGCAGAACCTTAACTGCCAAGGTCAGACAGGCAGCTCGCAGGAATATCGCAAAAGCACATATAGCTAGAGTCAGGACTAGAGAGCCTCGCTCAATAGGTCGTATTAGACCCAGCAGGGGGTCAAGATTCTTGGTCGGAAGGAGACTTAGTAATGGACGGAGTTTTACTTGAAGCCATATCATCTGGCGGGCCTGTGGCTATACTGGCTATAGTCATCTTCATCATGTATAGGAAGGACAGGCAGGACACAGAGCGTAGAATCCACGACATTCACATTGCTCATTCTGAAAGGCTGGAGAGTCTGCTGGAGAAAGACCAAGAGACTCGTGAGGATAATACTAGGGCTCTGACCGAACTTAATACCTTACTAACGAGAATGAACGGGAGGAAGTGTTAAAATGGCAAGAGCAAAGAAACGGTGGATTGCTGGTGCTATCAAGAGGCCCGGTGCATTTACTCGCAAGGCTAGGGCAGCTGGTATGAGTGTTCAGGCTTATGCCAGAAAGATGCGTCATGCTGGAGGAAGGACAGGCAGGCAGGCGAGGCTAGCGCTTACACTGGCTAAGATATCTAGGAGAAGGAAGTAATGGCTGACTTAGTTTCTGCTGTAAAGGATGGGGGGCATATCGTTCTGACCTATGACGACGGGGCTGTGTTCAGGCGTTCAATAGTATACGAGGATTGCCTTGTAACAGAGTTTCCTGAAGGATACAGCCAAGTTCTGAAAATCTACGTCAGTGAGGTCGGAGCAATGGGGGCAGGTCCTTGGCTCGCAGTAACCTACATAGATGGTTTTGGCGAAGAGCAGACCGCTCTCATAGATACACAGGCAGCATCTGACTTAACTGGTGAAGAGATTGTACAGCTGCTAGAAGCTCTTACTGCAGGTAACAGGCTATCTCATACCAAGCTAGATGATGTAGGAGCATCTGACCACCATACCAAGACTACTTCCATTAGCGACCTTACTGACCACAACAAGACTGCACATGATGCTCTTAATATTGATGCTGATACTGTTGATGGCGACCACCTATCCGACATTGAGTCCACTATGGATAGCAAGATAACTACTCATAAGGGTGATGCTTCAGCTCACCATACCAAGTACACTGATGCTGAAGCTGTAACTGCTGCTAAGGCAGATGCTGATATATCTGATGCTATATCGAAGAAGCATGCCCAGAACAGTGATACTGACCTTGATGATGCCTTCGAAGCTACATTTGAGAAAGTAGCCAATAAGGGTGCAGCTAATGGCTATGCATCGCTTGATGCTAGCAGTGTGGTAGCACAAGACCCTAAGGTTCACGCTTCAAGGCATCAGACTGGTGGTGCTGATATTCTGTATATGCCTAGAACCTATGTATGGTTCGTGCCAGGTACGCTAGAGACTGGTACTGAGCAGGCTACCACTTTCAGAATGAAGAGAGCAACTACTGTAGAGGATATAGAACTTCATGTCAAGACTGCCCCCACTGGCGCTGCTCTCATTATAGACATAAACGACAACGGAACTACAATATTTTCTACCAGACCAGAGATTGATGCTGGCAGTACCACTGAAGATAACAACCATGTAATTAGTGATAGTGCAATAGCTGCTGGTGCTGAACTGACTATGGACATAGACCAGGTGGGCAGCACGGTAGCCGGTGAGGATTTAACAGTATTACTTCACTGTAAGGAGCCTGTAATATAGTGTTGAAAGTAACCGACCCAGCTAAAGTAGTTACTGACCCTGTGATGATTGACGTACTGACAAAGCAGGGTATAGACAAGGACTACGTTGAGTTCTTTCGAGACTATGCGCCGAGGTATGACCCTATAACTGGCGCATATCGTAAGGAGCATAGTCCTTACGCCAAGTTTTACCGCGACCTCAAAACTGGGCGACGCTTCATGGTTGTATCTGGCTTGCCCAAGGTCTGTGCAGATGGCAGAAAGATTGAAGCAGGCTGGTTGTGGGCGAAGAACAAGTATTATTCCAAATCCAATCTGTTTAGTGCCACTGTTGAAGGCAGACAGATAAGTGCTGCTTGTTCTACTAACCAGTTCGTAACGTGGTCTCCGCAACTGTTCTTGAACAATAAAGAAGTATCGACTAAAACTGCTACAGCTGCTCTGCTTGAAACTGACCCTACTAATGAGAACTACCACCAGAATGTACTGGAATGGGACTACGGTATCTGTAAGCGCAGGATTAGGATTATTGAGGGCAGGCTGAGGGAGCTATGGGTATTCGATAAAGACCCTAAGGGCGAAGTTAGAATCAAGCATAACAACTATGGCAACATGAAACTGAAGTTAGGTACTGGGCAGAGCGATAATGGCGCTATGCTGGATGTTGGAGTAGAGGATGATACTGAGGTAGTTTCTGCCCAAGAGTTTGCTAGGGCTGTATTCCCTGCAGAGGTTGGGGCAAGTCCTGAGACATTTTACTCAACCTCGGCAGATGGCGACATCTATAGTCGGGATGATAACTACGACACTGCACATGATGCAACTACTGGCGACCTTATCAGCGCAACTGGTCAGAAAGCTTGGCTTTACTTTGCCTTTTTATCTGGTAATCCAGACGGCGAATACTGGGACGTTAAATACTTCGAATATCTTGATACATCTGGTCTACCAGACGATTGCATAATCACTGATGTAACACACGCAATTCGTGGAAGTGCTGGCAACCTCGCAGAGTATGAGAATGCTATGTGCGACCTTCAGCCGTTTGAAGGCACTCAAGGTGATACACTGGAACTGGCGGATTTTGATGCTCATGGCTCTACAGTTCTGACCGACGATGCTTCGCCTTGGGAGTACCCAATAAGCACAGATAGCTATAACACTGTAACATTCAACGCAGCAGGGCGTGCTATTATAAACAAAACAGGTACTACTTATATTTGCATCAGGACAAGAGGAGATGTAGATGATACACCACCTTCGGGGGATAATCATCAGACATTTTGGACAAGCGAGAAGGGCGCAGGATACTATCCAAAGACGGTAGTTACTTATACGGTAGCAGAGGTTAAAGGAGCCTATGGAGTTGTAGTATAGGAGGTCGCTATGGGATGGAGTGAACTTACAGCAGCACCAGAAGTAGATAGCATATTCAAGAGCCTTAAGCTCAGGTATGCTATGAGAAGGGTATTACAGCCTGGTACTAATCCAGTAATCCAGATACACCATGAAGGAGAGCAGCTGGACATACCTACTATTAGGAAGATACTAGAACTCTTCCCAGACTTTGTTTATGTGGAACTGATATCTAATGTATCATTCCGAGCTGACAATCAGGGCGATAACTATAACTTTGGCGAAACTGCACCGCCTGACTTCAACGAGGACACTAGCAAGGTAAAGACCGAGATGAGTGAGCTGGAGAGAAGACAGCTTGAGAAGTATGGTGGCGATAGGACTGAACTCGTAATAGGACACGAGAAGCAATAGCAACATTGGGGGAGACCTGATGGCTCAGACAATTAGCAAAGAAGCAGCAATGAAGGCGTTGTTCAGCAACCGCCTGACCACTATCAGCACGCTGCTGGACATAGATGATAAGAGCAGGCAGAAAGTCCCTCTACTGCCCAATCCTATTCAGAGGGATGTTATACTTAGCTCTTCAATGAGAGACATCTATGTGAAGCCTGCTCAGGTAGGATTTACTTCCATTGTAGTTGGAGACTTCTACCTCGACAACATAACTATCAACGGTACTGTCTCAGTCATCATCTCCTACGACGAGTTCTCAGCTCAGAGACAGATACTCAAAGCCAAGAGATACCATCAGAGCCTCCAGCATAAGATTCCTACTATACCACGTCTGGAGCACAAGTCAGCTACTGAACTCTCATGGATGAATAAGGATACTAACTTCTACTCTACCATGTATATCTTCTCAGCCAGAAGCTATATGCTTGGCAGGGGTGAAGTCATACATAATCTGCTGCTGGATGAGTACGCATTCTGGCCTGAGGGAACTCACGAGATGGTGATGAGTTCTGCACTACAGAGAGTTCCACTAACTGCCAACACTAAAGTGCGGATTGGCTGCTATGACAAGAATACTGAGTTGCTTACTAAAGGTGGTTGGGTAGCATTTCCTGACCTTAGGGAAGATATGGAGATATTTACTAAGAATCCATTCACTAACCGGGCTTACTATACTAAGCCTCAAGCAGTGTTGGAGTATCCCTACAACGGTAAGATGTTTCACTTGAAGGGGAAGAGATTAGACTTGTTGGTAACTCCTGACCACGACTTATGGGTTAAGTCAAGAGCTAGCGGACATGGTAGTAATTACAAGTTTAGGAAGGCTCCTGAGCTTGCCAAGTCTGGGGCTTTATTCGATACGTCTGTTAATTGGGAAGGTGTGGAGGAGGACTACTTTGCTCTTCCTGCATTGGGCAGCAAACCTGAGGTAAGAATCCCTATGTATCTGTGGGCTGAGTATCTTGGGTACTTTCTATCAGAAGGCTACACAGATGCTGGCTGCGGGACCTGGTTATGCCAGAATGGTAATAGTGAACACTGGTTTGATATGATAAATGCGTCTGAGAAGCTGGCTATGGTTCTGGGGGCAGAACAGTATGAGAGTGCCCGCAAGGGTAGGGAGTTACTAGAGTGGTGTATAAGGGATAGCAGGCTTCACTCCTACCTTAGCAGCTATACAATGCCCAAGAGACTTCCAGATAATATGAGGTTCGTTAAGTGCGAGTATATGCAAGTACTTATAGATGCCTTTAGCAAAGGAGACGGGAGTTCTAGCAGGAACTGCTTATTTAATACTAGCCTGCCTTTAATGAATAGTCTTCAGGAGGTATTGCTAAAGTTAGGCTACTCTACTAACCTTTATCCTCGTAGTTCTACTGTGGGGCGAAGGAAGGTCGAGTATATGCTGAGCTGGTCAGCAGAATCTAATGTTTCATTTAGGCATAAGTTGACTGAGGAAGTTGAGTATTCAGGAACTGTATACTGTGCTACAGTTCCGCCTCATCTGCTGCTGGTCAGACGGAACGGTACGG